TTATGCTGCGGAATATATAAATGAAATGGGCGAAAAAAAATTAGGGAGATTAATTAAAAATATAGAAACAACAAATAATGAAGAGGAGGATAGAATGGAATTTAAAGATGAAATCAATTGGGATTATACTGGAGGTATCAGAAGAATTGACGGTTACTTCCTTGTGCGATTAGGATGTGAGTATCATATTTGTAAAGACTCAAGAGAAGTAGCTCAAAGAATCAGGGCTGCCTTAGAAAAAGAGTATTCTGAAAAGAAAAAATGAAATTAAAGATTTATTTGGCGGGTGATATTTCTAAAGAAGACCGCTGGCGACCCAAAGTAATTAAGGCTCTTAAAGGTCTGCCCGTAGAGTGGTTGTCGCCACTTGACCAGATAGACTATCGGTATTATCGCCTAAAGAAAGAACATGAAGAAAATCGAGTATTCTTGTTCGCTGATTACATGAAAATTGACAGGGCGGACATTATTTTTGCTTACCTTCGCCGATGCGATAGTCGGCACTCAGGGACATCAGCAGAAATTGGATATGCTCGGGCGAAAGGAAAGTTTATCATCTATGTTAACGATATGCCTAAGACTGAGGCGTATTTGTATGAGTTTATTCAAAGGACGGCTGATATAGCGTTCACTAAATTAAGGGACGGAATAGAGTTTCTTAAGGATTTCGTAGCTGAAATGAATTATTTACCCATTAAGGAGAATTGAAATGGATATTTCCTCAATATCAACAGATTATTATTTAGATAAGTTTGAGATTGAAGCATTAGCAGAGCTAAAAATTCCTGCTCCTAAGATTATACCTAATACTTATATTACTCTTATTGAATTTTTGAAAAAATTAGAATCAAAATTAGATAACCTGCCCATGTCTAACGGTTAGACAAATGAGGTTATTAAATGAAGGGCGATTATTGTTTAATAATAAGTTGAGTTATTTAATGATTGTTAAATAGGAGAGAGATATGAGAATTGAAAATCTGTTAATGCTTCAGGATGACATTAACAAAAAGGCTAGGGAATTATTGGTCGCCAAAAACACTGATTATGCGTATAGTAATGATGTGTATTACAATTTCGACATGATGGCTAAGTTGTGTTATATGTTCGGCGTAGATGTTACTAAGCCAATCGGGGTGATAAAATTTTTCATTCTTCATAAACTTTTAAGGCTTATGAAACTGTCTGCCCCGAACATTCAGCCAAAGAATGAGTCATTGATTGACACTGATGTGGATTTAAGAAATTATGTGGACTTATTAATCGGAAAATTGCGGGAGGTATATGATGAAGGGAATAAGAAAGATTTTTGAAAGCATAAAGAAGTCTTTTAGGTTTTCTCCTGAAGAATACGAAAGAAGAATAGAAAAAGATATAGAAGAAATTGAACAACGCTTGATTAAAGAAGCAGAAGAAGGCTCTAAAGTAGAGATAAAGGCTAGAAGAGTAGATTCTTGGCTTAGTTCGCTTAATGATGATGAATTGATTGATGAATTTCTTTATTTTAAATTGAATGTTGATGAGTATGGGCCGTATGTGGCTGGTGGTTATGGAATGTATATGGAATGTATGTATTATTGGGTCGAGAGTTAAAGAGAAGACTCCTAAAGAAAGAATTAAAAAAGGCATTATTAGGAGAATAAAGAGAATAAAAAATGAATATCAAGATAACTGAAACAATAGTGAATGAAGTATTTGATAGAATTAAAAAAATAATTAGTTGCTCGCCAGAAGAATATAAAAAAGAATTAGAAAGTTTAAGAGAGTGGTGAACAATGAGGAGAATGAAAATGTGTCAGACGCAAGCTAATTTTTATAGTCGTAAATGTTGGTTTTGTGGCAAGGTTTTTACAACGGATAACCCTTATATTAGGTATTGTTCTAATAGTTGTCGCCGCAGGCATCTGTCTTCCCCTGAAGCTCGTCGGGAGATGTTGTTTCCAATACAAAGAAAGGAGAAGCATTATGAATAAAGAAATTATTAGTAGAAAGTATCTTTGGAAAAAGGCAGAAAAATTAGAGAATGAGCTGGGTAAGTTAGGGTTATTAGATGGCGTAATAATTACACCTACACTTTACCGTTTTTTGTTGGATATGATGTTAGAGCGGAAAAATAAGCAGGAAAGAGAAAAAAAGATGAAAAAACGCAAGGTATTAAATGGGGAGCCGATAACCTACAGTTATGGCAAAGCTTATTGGTCTTTTTGTTGTGATTGTAAATTGGCTCATCTTGTTTTCTTTGAGAAAAACAAAAAGGACGAACTTGTTTATACAGCTTATCGGGATGATTGGGAAACGCAAAAGGCCAGAGAAAGAATGAGTGATAAGGAATTAGATGGTCTTATTAAAGAATTACAAGCCGAGAAACGGCGGAGAAAGAAATTAAAAAGGGGGTAAACTATGAACAAAATAAATAAAATAATCAAATTTTTTCATAAACACAGAATTATAGATAGCCATATAGGGATATGGAAAATTCATCTTTGGATATATGTTTTTGCAACTTATTACAGCTTGTTGAACATATTTGGAGTTACAATCTCAATCTATAAGCGAACTATTTTAGACCTCTCTGTAAGGCTTAATCCTAACAAAAAACCAAGATTGTTTTCTTTTAAATTTACAATATTCGGCATGGGGATTGATACCGATAAAAGATATTATGAAAAAGTCCATAAAAAAGTAGATGAATATTTCAAGAAAAAAGACCGAGCATTAAAGGAATTTAAAGATAATCTTAGCGAAGCACAAAGAAAACTTATACAAGAATATGAATATTTAAGATGGGGATAAACCACTTAGGTTGTTTTATTTTGAGATTGACTTAGAACCAATGAGGAATTTTTTAATTGCTGCTGAATATGAAGATGATGCTTACGAAAAGCTAGAGGAATATGCAAAAGGTATATCTAAACAAGTTTCTGTTGTGGTTAATGTGGGGTATTGGGAAGAAATTAAAGAAAAGTTAAACAAAGAAGAAGTTGTGGAGATTTTCTAAAAAAATGGCAAACAAAAAAAGTAAACGCAAAAAAGGACTTGATTTCCAGAAATGGATAACCGATTGGCTGACCGAGCGAGGCTGGGTTGTCCATAACGAGACACCATCAGCTAAGCCGATACACACCAAAAAGGGTATGATTTGGGTTAGTCAGAAGACCGATATTTTTAACTGTATTGATTTAATTGCCAAGAAGGAATATCGGACACTTTGGATACAGGCGACCTTAGATTCAAGCATTGGGCGGAAAGTGGAGAAGTTAAAGAAAGTGCCATGGAATATTCATGATGAGGTGCTTATTTTTCAGAAGGTTGGACAAGAGGTAGTTGTTAAAAAATATTCTGTTGTAAGGCAAGAAGTAGATGAGGTGGCAAGGATTAAGAGACGGAAATTTTATCCCATTGAGGGAGAGTATGAGATATAGGAGAAATAAATGAAAGAGAAAATAAGAAGAGAAGTTTCAATTTCTCTTGTTCCTCATACTGATGATGTTCCCAAATCCGATATATTTGAAATAAAAGAGAAACTCCAACAATTCTTAGATGAGCTTGGTGTTAACTATATTTTTCGGAAAGACAGCAAGGGGTATAAGTTTATACTTAAAAATAATATTCGAGAGACAGTCTTTCATAGCCTACTTACCACTATTAGAGCGGTTACTCTTGGGTGTAAGATAGAGGCGATTATCTCTTGTGTAGATGAAAAATAAAAAGAAGATAATATGATTAAATCCAAAATGAACTGTATTTATTGTGGACAAGAAATAAAGGGGAACATAAAAAAAGACTGCGATATAATTTGTGGGCATTGTGCCATGAGATTAGTTAAGTATATTCAGGGTCTAGAGAGAGAATTTAAAGTTGAAATAAAGAACAAGAAACAGGCTTTAGCATTAGAGCAAAAACGCTATGAGAGCCTCGCTGAGAAGCAGAAAAAGGCTTCTAAAGGGTTTACCCTTAGTTTGGGTAACAACTCGTCTCTACGGGCGTCTCAGGGCGTTCTAGAGGGTAATTTTGAAGGGGTCAGTGACTCTAAAAAGTGGTGGGAAGCATGGAAAGGGATTGATAGGAATAAACTGCCCGTTTCTTGGGATGATTTATTGAGAGAACAAAAAAATGAACACAGAAGAAAAAGATGAATACATGATTACCTTTGAGGCTTTAATGAATGCTCGCAAGGCATTTGAGGAAACACTGAGGGAATATGGCTATGATTCAGCCTATTGGGATATTAAGTTTATTGCTTATCTTGTGGATGAAAGCTTTAAACAAAGACTAAGCAAAATTGAATATGAGTCAGAATTAAAAAAGGAGGGTTAAAATGGCTCATGCTGACTATGATTGCTGTGCAATTTGTGATTGTAAGTTGTCTTATGTTGGCTTTTATAATGCTAGGACGAAAGAAGATATTTGCTCTTATTGTGTGGCGGAGTTAGCCAAAAGAGGGGTAGTCGTCCACGATACGGATGAATTGCTAGATTGGTTGTCCAAAGAAGATATAAGGAAAGTAAAGGCAATCTTAGAGCAACTAAATTTTAGGTGCTGTTATTATCAAAATTCGATTGATGACTTATTAGAAAGTAGAGGAATAATTTTTGATAAAGAGTCTGGCAAAATAATTGGTTTAAAAAAAAGGGGGAATTAAAGTTAGTAGGGAGGATTAAAATGGAAAGATATCCAGAAGATAGAGTCTTTTATATTGAGGCAACAATAGGGGGAAAATTCAAGAGTTTTCTAATATTAGCCAGAGATAGAGAAGAAGCCCTCTCACTTTTGGAAGATTATAGCAGAGAAGCATGGGATAATCTAGTGACAATGGTTGATATGGGGCGATGGGAAGGCGTGCCTGGGGTAAAAGAAGGGCTAGAAAATGATGGAATAGTTGTTGCTTTTGATGAGCTAGATGTAATGAATGAAGAGGAGCTCAACAAGACCAATGCCGAAAGTAAGAAAGACTGACAGGTTTCTTATTGGTGATTTTTTAAGCCAATTCAAAGGTGTTAAGGTGTATCGAAAGACTGATGATGGCTATACTAATGACGGCTGGTATATCCATTGGAATCATGTTTATAATCGGGTAGGAATTGCCCCATTTTTCGATTGGAACGGGCAGATGCATTGGAAAAGGACTCAATCTGCTCATAATAAAAGGAAGGGTAAATATATGGTAGTTTATTTTCCCGTTGAGTATGTCAATGAAATAATTGAAGCAATAAGGGTAGTGGCTAATGACCCTGATAACATTCCGCAGGATGACGATGTGGAATATGGGAAAGACATAAAGGAGTTATTATGAAACAGAAGGAAGGCTTAAAAAGATTAAAAGAAGGTTTTAAAAGATTTATTGTAAATGTGGAAATTGCAGAAGGGGTTTATGGAACTGCAATTCTTGCTGATGAATATGCTAAAAACGAGCCATTAGAAAATGAGATTGTATCTTGCTTGGATGATACTTATACTTACAATTTTATTGTTTGGGCAAAAAATTCTATTCATGCCAAACAGATTGCAGAAAAAATGCGTCAAGATATATTAAATGGTAAAATCAATACCCCGTCACAGGATTGCGAGCAAAGCTAATCATTCTGTTTCTTTTCTTGTTCAGCTCCTCTAATTCCGCCACCTTCTTTCTTCTGCCAAAGAATTTATAATACTTGCTCAGCATATCGAGTAAATCCACGGTAAAAGAGTTCGGGTAATTGATTATCTCGGCCTTTAATTCAGTCATTGAACGATGGATATATATTTCGCCATTGAACATTGGATTGATTAGAGCCTTGATATCTATATTCTTGGCATCCTTAGTAACATTTGCTTCCATGGGGGAAATTGGGAGATAGATTCCCTTTTCTCTTGCGGCCTCTAAGATGTCCTTTCGTATGTATTCCTGGGCGGCGATTGTCTCTATCTTCCAATGAACAACATTGCATTCTTTGTGAGCCTTGAATATCTCATCTATAAAAATAGAGGGCGCTTTAAGCTGTTTAGCCCATGTATAACGGACAAATTTTTTAATAGAGTTTTTAGGTTGGCCAGCGACCAAGATAGCGTTCCTTGAGCTTCTCTTGGTAAGTTTCTTTTCAGTAAATCCCCCAGGGTCAATAAGCCCATACCAAAGAATAGAGCCGACATCGAATTCTTCTTTATCGTCATTACAAACTATTATATCACGCCCGTTTTCATCCTTTTCAAAGTGATAATACCTTATCCAATCGGCCTCGAAAGCATTAAACCCCTCACTGCTTTGGGGCATATTCATATGTTGGCACCAGAAGATAACCTGTCGTTCGGGATTAGATTTCATTTCCTTGTAAATAGAAGTGGGAAAGAGTGGGAAATTACTCTCGTTTTCTTCAACTGTGGGATTATTAATATAGACAATGTTGGATTGTCGCCTTTTTTGACTCAATTCTTCTGCTTTAAGGCAAGGGACTATCTTCCATTGATATTCTGGATACTTCTCTTGGATGTAACAAAAGAAATCACCCATCGCCCAATGAGTTCCTACTATCTTAATACGACTACCATTGGCATCAGTCCAATCAGGATTCTCTAAAAGCTCATTAACATTATCAAACCAACGAATAGCATCGTCTAGGATAGATGGCGACTCGATAGCCCTTTCTCCAACAAGGTCATCTATATGAATTATATTGTAATGGCCTGATTGTGCCGCCCCGCCCACGCCAATGGCCTGAATGGATGGTTCAGCATAAATACCTCGACAAGGTAAATCCATGGCTGTCTTAGACCAACGATTCTTTTTAGTCCATTCTTCTGTGACTTTTGCTAATCTATCATAATAAACTTTTCTCAATAACTCATTATAGAGTAGTTGTTTCTGTATCCATTCCATAAAATTGGTAACTAATCGTTCGTTTTCCGAGGCTACAAGTTGACGGACTTCAGGATTCTGGAGATATTCCCAGACAACATTCCATCTGGTAAAGACCGTGCTTTTAAACCAAGCCCTAGGCATGGCTATGCCAATACGCTTGTTAAGGGGATTCTGAATAAAATCGCAGACAGGCTTATGAATCTCTTTAGATATATCGCCGCCAGCTTTTGGGACAGAGCCGCCGATTATCTTGACAAAATGATAAAAAGAGGAATCACAAAGTTTGCGTAGGAAGGTAATAGAGTATTTCATGGTTAATCATCTTAAGAACATTAACATCAGTTAACCTGTAATTGAAAGTTAACCACTTTCTTTACCAAGTAGTTCTTCCAAGTATTTTTCTTCTTCTGGTGTAAGTTCTGGCTCTTTCTTTTCAGCTTTTTCTTTCTTTTCTTTAGT